TTAATAGATATAGAAGATGCGCATTCACCCAAAACCTAATTGCACACAAGCTAGAAAAGTGGGAGGCGTCGACTATCGTAACCCGGGAAAAGGTTACTGCTCTTTTGTGGCGTGAAGCCAACGACTATGAATTTGGAACTGCCTCGTCCCGGGTAGCTGCCGCAAACAAGCTTGCGAAAGTGGTGGGCTTAGATAACGACGATATCAATATCAATTTCAATAGCATCCATAACGAGACCTATATCAACGCACCATTAGAGGTAGACGAGTTTGCTAATATGAAACAAGTTTTTGATGCTGAATATTAATTATGAAAATTAAAGATAAAATAGTAGAGGTTGCCTTGTGTGAAGTTGGAGTTACTGAGGTCAACGGTAGCAATTGCGGTCCCCGTGTTGATCAATACAAAGCTGCTACATGGTTATCAGCAAAGAAGGGTTGGCCATGGTGTGCTGCCTTTTGCTGTTGGGTTGTTCGCGAGGCAGCCGTGAAAGCCAAGGTAGATTTTACAACAAAATTCAAAAGACCAAGGACAGCAGGGGCTTATGATTTTAAAAATTGGAGCCTCAAACAAGATAGATCAACTTGGACAAAGAGCCCCCACCGAAATGACATAGAAGCCGGCGACATTGTCATTTTTACATTTAGTCACATTGGGTTTGCTATTAGCACCCCTGATAAAAATGGTTATGTCACAACCGTCGAAGGTAACACCGATAAGAAAGGTAGTCGTGAAGGTGGTGGTGTATTTAAGAAAAAGCGTCATGTAAGTAAAATCGCAACTAGAATTCGGTTTAGAGTCTAATGTCTTTTGATATAGAAAACCCCCGGGAGTGTAAGGTATGGCGAACAGCCCTAGAGGGGTCTCTCATGCGCTTCACCCGCTTTTTCTTTAAACAGCGACTTGGATATAAAATGATCGTTAGTCCCCACCATTGGGCTATCGTAAGGGCACTGGAGGGGGTTTACAACGGGGACATCAAACGTCTCATAATGAACCTGCCCCCCGGCTATACCAAAACCGAATTCGTTATCAGTTTTATTGCTTGGGGTATGGCTCGCAATAGCAAGTCTAAATACATTCACACAACCTACTCGAGTGACCTCGCTTTAGAAAACAGTTCGCAGGTTCGTGAAATTATACAAAACGAATTCTTTCAGGCTATGTGGCCTTGTGCCTTGCGAACTGATAGTAAAGCCAAGGGTGCTTGGAAAAATACTGCGGGTGGTGGTATGCAAGCCCGGCCGGCGGGTGGTTCAATCACAGGGTTCCGGGCAGGCCAACCGGAAGCGGGTTTTAGTGGTGCCTTTGTGATGGATGATATGATCAAACCCGACGATGCGTATAGTGAGGTTACTGTGGACACTATTAACAAACGTTTCAACGGTGTCTTTAGGTCTCGTCTAATGCAAGAACGGGTTACACCTATGATTTTGATCATGCAGCGCATTGCCCAAAATGATCCAACGAATTTTTTGTTAACCGGGGGCACCGGGGAAAAATGGCATCATTTATGCCTACCCGCTTTGTATGATAAGAAAGAACCATACCCGGAAGATTATACACACGGAATTTCAATTGACCCCAAACTAGAAAACGGTCCTATCTGGCCTTTTAAGCATAACGAAGAGGAATTAGAAAACTTGGACACGGCGGACCCCTATGTATATCAAGCCCAATACAAGCAAGCCCCGGCCACGTTGGGTGGTGGTATATTCAAAGACGATTGGTGGCAATACTATCAACACGGAACGGTAATACCTGAGTTTAGAATCATTACCGGGGACACCGCACAAAAAACAAAAGAACGAAATGATTATAGTTGCTTTCAGTTATGGGGTTATCTAAAGGGGGACTTATACCTCATGGATCTTATCAAAGGCCGTTGGGAGGCACCCGAACTTAATACTAATTTCAAGCTCTTTTGGTCCAAGCATATTGGCACGGGTAAAGCGGCCACAACGAACCGTTTACGATATGCCGCCATCGAGGATAAATCATCTGGCACCGGGTTGATACAATTTATGCGCAAGCTGAAAGGGCAGAAAATACCTATGAAGGCTGTGCAACGGGGAACTGATAAATTGACAAGGGCCATGGACACCGTTCCGTATTTGGCAACAGGCCGAATTCATATACCAAGTGATGCACCATTTACACTTGACTTTAAGAATGAGTTCAGTAAGTTCAGCAGTGATGATACACACGCATTCGACGATCAGATTGATCCAATGATGGATGCGTGTGATTTATTACTTTCAGAAAATAGCAAATCGGCAGGAGTATGGTAGAACAATCAAAAACATTTTTAAGCAACGTAAATCTTGCAGCCCGGCAAATGCTAGGTAGAGCTGGACTTACCTTTTCAGGCTCCCGCGATTTATATGAAGTGCTCGGCTATAAGCGGGAACTTGATTCAAAGGATTACCGTGACAGGTATGAGAAAGGGGACATCGCACAATCAATTGTTGACGCATTTCCAAACGGTGCTTGGGCCTGTCCACCTATGCCAACCGATGACAAGGACTCCAAAGAGGATAGTCCTTGGGAGATTGCATTTAGGGCTTGGGCAAAGGAAAACAAACTTTGGCAAACTATCAGAAAGGCAGACATCCTTGCGCAGCTAAATGAATTTTCTATTATTTTGTTTGGTATTGTGGGCGACACCGATTTGGAGGAACCACTTGTTGGCAGAAAGCAAATTGCATACCTGAAACCTTACGGCGCCGACACCGCCTGTGTGGACAAATGGGAAGAGGACCCAACCAATGCCCGGTTTGGTAAACCCCTCACATATAAAATTCAGATCGAGGCTACACCCGGTAGCACTTCTACCAAATCAATTACAGTCCACTTTTCAAGGGTGTTGCATATAGCAGAAAGAACACTTGAAAAGGACCATCTAGGAATACCCTTTCTCAAGCCGATTTGGAATGTATTAGATGATCTCGAAAAGGTGAGAGGTGGTAGCGCGGAGGTGTTTTGGATTAATGCAAGGGCAGGGCTCAACCTTAACATCGACCCGGAATTTGATATGCCAGATCCCGAGGCTGTTAAAGAAAACGTTGACCAATACCAACACAATTTGAGCCGGGTTTTATACACCAAAGGCATTGACGTTAAAACACTATCACAAGCAGTGGCTTCCCCCAAGGATGCAGCCGAATTGTATCTAACAATTATCTCAGCCTACACACGAATCCCAAGACGCATTTTGGAAGGTAGTGAACGGGGTGCTTTGTCCAGTGACCAAGACGAAAACAATTTTAACAGTAGACTGAAAGAAAGGCAGAGCCTGTTTTGTGAACCCGAGGTGCTTGAACCATTAATGCAAATGATGTTTTCATTGGGTGTTATTGCGACCGCCGAATATGTTTGGGAATGGCCCGAGCTTGTAACACTTTCCGAAAAGGATAAGACCGATATTGCCACGGGTAAGGCGAACGCAATTAAAACTTTCAGCGATGCGGTTAATGCTAATGCGCTTGTCACAGATAAGCAATTTGTTGAAGACATTATGGGTATGGAATACCTAGAAAATGAAGTTGAGGAATCATTAGACGCAGAGGACGCTGAAATTAAAGAATCCAAAGACGCACTTCCATCAAATGCGTGATCCAACTAAAACATTGTCATTAAGGCGTAAAGCCACCGCCGAAATTAACAGGCGTTTTAATAGACTGAAACTTGCCATTAATGATGCCTTTAATGATGGTGGACTTGTGACAAACGGGGCGTTCGCTAGGGTTGGTCAATTTAATGGTTTGGGGGATGCTGCAAAGGTGGTTGCTTTTGATGCCTACTTTGGCCAACAAGTAGAAAAAGAGATACTACGAATTGGAACCTTGGACGCTGTGGCGGTTAATGCGGAGAACCACTGGCTTAACAAGCATATTGGTGAGGGTTACCGCCGGGGCGCTGTAAAGGCACGCTTGGCGGGGGAACGGGGCATACCAAGCCTTAATAAGCTCCCAAACTTCAGCCCCTTTGCCAACCCGGCACACGTTAAACGGGCAGAGCTAATTTATATCAAATCATATAGTGATTTAGAAGGCGTCACACAGGTAATGTCCAAGCAGGTCAGCCGGGTTTTATCAGATGGTATCCTAAAAGGCCAAAACCCCAAAAAGGTAGCAAAGGCGATGACCGAACGGGTTGATAAAATTGGCAAGGTAAGGGCCAGACTTATTGCTAGAACCGAAATCGTCGAATCCCATAGCACCGCTTCAATTGTGGAAGCCCAACAATTAGAAAAGGACACCGGGGTCACAATTAATATGAAGTGGATTAGTGCCGGGGACAGTAGGGTGCGGGATGACCATGTAGAACGCAACGGCAAGACTTATACAAAGGATGAAGCAGCCGGGTTGATAGGGGAACCAAATTGTCGGTGCGCAATCACCCCGGTCTTCACTATAAAATAAAAACTTGTGTGGTTAAGTATTCAAACCCTACTTTCAAGAAAGCATAGCAATGAAGAACCTTTTTTTCCTCAGTAACATAGCCCTTTCTGGCACACCTGCCCGTAAGATGCTTAATGAAGTTGAGCATCTTGTGATTCCTGCAATTGGTATTAAACAAGGTGTGCTAAATGGTGTTTACTATCCGGCCGAAGAACTTGAGTCTTTTCATAATACATGGAACGGGGTTCCAGTGCCGGTAAACCACCCAACGGTTCACGGTAACCCTGTTACAGCCAACAGCACCGAGGTCGAGGACACCTATAACATTGGAACCTTTTACAATGTTCAATTTGAGGATGATGCTGTAAAAGGTGAAATTTGGATTAACATTACCAAGGCAGAAAAACTTGGTTTTGGTGATATCGTGACACAGCTTGAAAGCGGTGAAATGATGGAAGTGTCCACGGGGTTACATGCCTTCACCCGGGATGAGGTAGGTGTTTACAACGGCACGCCTTATACCAAAATCATTGATAGCATTCGCCCCGACCACTTAGCACTATTGCCGGACACTGAAGGTGCCTGTTCTATCAAGGACGGGTGTGGTGCAATGCGGGCCAATAAGGACGAGCCTGTTATCAATTGCGGTGGTGATACAAGTTGCGCATGTAACAAACCAGAACCAGTGAAAGGCACTTGGGTTAACCGCCTGCGAGGTTGGTTTGGACTCAATACAGATAAATCATTTCAGGAGCGTTCACGTTTGGTAAGCCAAGCGGTCGACGCTGCGCACGGCAAAGATGCCTACATCTACACCGTCAAGACTTATGACAACTATACCATTTTTGAGATGGG